GCCGCGCACACCGCCACCCTGCTCTCTCTTTTGCTTCTTGCCAACCCCGCCGAATTCATTCAGAATCCGGCGGTTTTTCTTTTTGGGGTCTGCGTGACCTCCTTCGGGCACTAAAGCGGCCGGGCAAAATGTGCCGCGCCGTCCCCATCCATGCAGATCATTAAACGGGCAATTGGATGCTCTGCAAGCAGGCGGCGATCCATCACCCGCTGAAGCGCCTTTACGCCGTTTTGGAGTTCAGTGCTCGATGCGCTTTCCAAGGCCTCAAGCATTTTTGCATCCTGCTTGACGGCGCCGAGAAGATCAAGCTCCTGAGGCGTCATCGTGCGCCCGGAGGTTTCAGCCGTCTGCAAAATCAATGCATGAACCGCATTCGTTATTTTTTGCGTGCTGGGAAACGCCCCCCCCCCCCCCCCGCGGGGGGGGGGGGGGGGGGGGGGCCCAAACTTGTACAGGACGTACTAGTTGAGCATAGTATTCTTACACTTCTCCAACATCATGTTAGAGAAATGAAAGGTTTCTACTCGGAATACTTTGCCTTCAACTCGCTGACGCCAATCAAAGCGCCAACCAAGACGGCCAGAGCGTCCAACGTGGTCACGATCTGGTCAACGCATGGAAGGTTCCATGCTGGGCCGACCACATGCACGAACACAGCCAAAGCGGGCAACGCGATAAGCGCCAACCACTTCAGCACCTTGTACGCTTCGTCCGGCAGGATGTAGTTGTTTTCTTCGCCTGTTTCTTCCTGCGGCTTTTCGCCGTCATTCTGAGTCTCCTTGACTTCATCGACCATAATCGGTCTCCTTACCAGTAGAGGGTTTCGCCCGGATAGATCAACGCCGGATTGCCGGAACGATAACCGTGGATGCTGTACATGTTCACTCTGTAGTATCCGGCGATACGACTCAACGTGTCACCGGAACGGACGGTGTAACGATGCGTGCTGTACGTGTTACTGACCGGCTGTCGAGCGACGCCGGTGCCACGACGGCAGACCGTCTCACCAGCGTAGATGATGTTCGGGTTGCCCGAACGATAACCCGTGTACTGGTTCCAGCTACCGCCATTACGTGCCGCGATGGTGCTCAATGTGTCACCACTCTTGACGGTCACGCAGACGCTACCACAGTTCGTGTTGGCCGAAGCGCTCACTGTCGAGCCTCCACCCAAACGCTGGTTCACAATCGCCATCACACGGTCGTAGGCACCGCCAAGAGCCTGACGGCGCTCGTTACCGTTGCCGTACACGCCACGAATCACCTTCGTAGCCATATCATTGTAGTCCGGCGTGGTAGTCACCTGCGGCTTAACCGGGTCATGACGAACCTCGGTCTTGGTCTTGCCACGATCACCATTAGCGATCTTCTGCCAAGCGTCACGCTCACCGAAGAACAGGTTAAGGTCAAGCGGGCCGACACCGTTCAGATAGCCGGTGGACGCATACTGCACCATGCCCTCGCCCTTGCTGCCAGCATTCCACGGAGTGGACTGCCAGCCGGTAGCGTTCATCGAAGCGTACTGGGCCTTCCACAACATGCAGTGGGAGCGCACATCGGACGGAATCTGATACACAGCCGAATCCTGCACGTAGACAATAGGCCACACCTTGGTACGCGAATACACTTGGTTCACCCACTGGCGCACCCAGTCACCGTTACCCCAAGCATGATTGCCGTAAGACTCCCAATCCAACGCAAGCACGCACTGGCCCACATAACCGTTGAACTGGTTCAGATAATGGTTGACCTCTGCGGTGACGTTACCACCATCAGCGTAATGGTAGCCGCCACAAGCCTTGCCGGTCTGACGCGCCCAATCAATCTGGCTACGCCACGACGGATTCACATAACCGCCACCCTCAGTGACCTTCACCACGGCGGCATCGGCATCAACCACGCGGGTCACATCAGCCGACTGCCAGCCGGACACGTCGATCACGTTCATGTTCGCGGACGCGATAGGCGCGATAATCATGCACAATGCGACAACAAGACCAGCGAACGGCAACCGCATGTTGCGTGGAATCTTCTTATGCTTAGGACTTTTCTTACCGAAAATCTTCAAGCAAACCTCCTTCAAAAATAGAAAAGCCACCCCACAGTGGGATGGCTTGTAAAGAGTTGGGTTGGGAGAAGTTAGTGGCGTTCTTCCAAGTATTTTTCTGCTGCTGCGACTATCCAGCAGTGCGCGTCCAATTTCTCCAATTTGGCGAGTTCGTATCGGACGGCCTCGCTGTGGTCGTGGCTTTGGTCACCGTAAATCAGTGAAATCAGCGTGTTTTTTATCGTGTCCCTGCACAATTCGTCCAGCCGCCCGTCAAACCGTTCGGAACGTTCGCCGAGCTGCCTCGTCTTAGCGAAATGCTGGGAAAGCACGCTGTTATACGGCAAGCGCTCGGGATTGACGTGGGCATACAGCCCAGTAGCCAATGATTCGAGCGCCCCCGGCCACACTTTAAGACACAGTGTGATTACCGCGCACGCGCCGCCCACACCACCAAACCCTGCTAAAAACGTTTGAAACACATCACATCTCCTTGAAATCGTTAGTTTTTCGGCATGGTGTCGCCATCGAAATAATTGCCCGGCAATCCCAACGAGACAAGCTGCTGCCACTGGTCTTGAGGCACGCACAAGCCCTTGCTCAGATTGACCGTGCAACCGTTCAGACCAACGCGTATGCCGTGAGTAGTGCTGGCGGCGGGGAAGACGTAATCCACGCGACCATTCGAAGTGACCAGCCCACTATCGCTGCCATTGGTGGTGAGACGCAAGCGCGGATTGTCGCTACTCGTGTGCAGCATGTAACAGACGACGCTCACATGGTATTTCACGCCCGCCGTCAACCCCGTGAAGGTGATGTCCGATGGTGTCGTGTTCGTCGTCTTGACGTTCACACCGTCTTTCGGCATGACGCAGTGATTAACGATGGGAGTCATGCCATCACCCCCATGAGGGTTAGGCGAGTGGCATACTGTCCCCGTTGAAAAAGTTGAGGCCGTCGAGCAAGACCTTGTTCGCCTGGTATTCGGCGAACGAGCATAAGAGAATGTTTGTCACGGTGACGGTCGGACTGCCTGACTTGACGTGATAACTCATTGATATCGGATGGGAATTGTTGATGATCATCTTGTAGCTGACACGTTGTCTTGCGTTGATGTCGCCATCCGCTCCGATTATCGAGATAGTGCCGCCTGTGACGTTCACCTCGACGCTGATCTGATATGTCGCCCCATTCACGCTCGGAAGGGTCGTGATATTCACCCACTTGTCGGCTTTCAGGGTGATGGTCGAGGATGGGCTCGTGCATAGGTTCGTGACCATCATCGGACATCACCCGCCCGACGAATCGCCTTAATCCCTTGGCATCGTGTCCCCCGAGAAGAAGCCCGGAAGCCCCCCCCCACGGCTTTATCGTAAGTGTCGGCCGATTCGATGAGGATTTCGCTCATCATGCCGATCAAGCCGACCTCCCTCCCCAATTGCATCCTGACGAGGAGATGCTGGCATCCTTCCGGAATCGTGATCTCGGAGTCCACCGTGAGGGTTTGCCCGTCGGCGACCGGCTTGTTCAGCAACTGCTCCCACGAGGAGTTGACGTTGCTGTAGACGATGAAATTGGCGGCGGCCTTCTGCGCGTATATCCTGGCGTGCACGTGATACGTGCCAGCCGGTGGGATGAGGCCGCCCAACAGTGAGAATTGTCCGAAATTATCGCCGGTCGCGGTGCTGGTGACTCTGAGCCAATTCTTATTGTCGGCGACCACAACAGCTTTTGCTGCGCCATTGTTGATTTCCGCGAAGAGTTTTCCGGTGATGAGCGGGTCGGGGAACCAGTTAATCCTCTGCATTCTCGTCTCCCTTCACGCTTTCGAGCACGTCGGCGGGAATCAATTTCATGGCCGCGTTGAGTTGACTGGTCAGGATTGCGATTTGCTTGGTGAGAGTGCCGATTTGCGCGGAAAGAGAGTCGATGACTTCGTTCGCGTCGGCTGGAATCTGAGTCAAAATGTCTCCTTAAATACGAAACCCCCGCAATCCGATTGGATTGCAGGGGTTGAAAAAATTGGAATGCTGGATTAGTCGGCGGCGGTCATCGTGTCGATACGAGTCACGGCCTTAAGCCCGTCGAGCGTCAAAGTGCGTCCGAGATTCGTCTTCACGTCCGTCAACGTCACGGACGTGCCCGTATCGTCGAACGTGGCCAGCACGCCACGCTGGTAGTCGCGCCACGATTCGGCGGTGCCGTCAGCGCTGGAAAACTCCAATCCGAGACGGCACAATTCCGCGCGCACCGACTCCTTCGGCGGACGCAAATCAAGCACGCCAGACGGCTCAGAGGGCGTCACGGTAGGCGCGGTATCGGTAGTGGTCTCAGTGGTCACATCGGCCATAATCAATCTCCTTATTGTTGGTTGTTTTGAGGTCGTGGCATAAGGGACTCATAGAATCTCTCCTCGCACTCGTCCAGATTTGATTGACTGGACTCGTCATTGAGGAAATCGTCCAATCCCTCGATGGTCTTGGTCACGGTCACGTCAATGCCACTCGACGGCTCCTCATCGGAGTCATCAGCCGCCAGTGTGGCAATGAGATTCGCGTCGGTCTCATTCGACATGACCGGCAGGTTCATGCCCTCACGCGCATTATTGCGCGCGGCGGTCAGCGGGTCATTCAACACTTCCCCATCGGCCGCAAGCATGCTCACGCCGGTGGCGGAATCATTCAGCGCGCTTTCCAAGGCCTCGTAAGCCCCCGTCCACACGCCCCTGCCGGTGGCGCGGTCGTACCGGCTCGTGTCCTCCTTGCCCTGCATGATCGCGGCGATCGCCTCACGAGTCGAAGCAAGCCCAAGCAAAGCCTTCCACGAAGCAATCACGTCAGGTGCGAAGACGAAGCTGTCCGACCCGTTTATGGGCGGATTACAGCGGATAATGCAAAGCCCACTGTTATCATCCATTTCGAAAGTCGCTGACAACATTCCCTCCAATCATTTGACCAAATAAGCCAGGAATTCCGCGTAAACATCCACCGGGCAAGGCTGGTCGGCGTTGTAAAGCTTCAATTGGAAGCCGCTCTGCCCGCCCGTGTTGCATGGATGCGCGATGATGCCCGCCCATTGCGAATCCGCGTTCGCGACGACGTAATAGTGGCCGTATTTCGTCGGGCTGAACGTGCAATCGACTTGCATGGAAGCGCCGGCCGCAATCTTCGAGCCGGAATTCGGATACCACGCCTTCCACGCAGCCTGGGCCTGGAATGTAAAACGGTTCGTGATGCCGCCAAGATAGCCGCCGAGATACAGGTATCCGGTGCCGATGTTCGCGCCGACTCCGACCTCGCCGTTCGCGTCTTGCGCTTCGAGCCAGCACTTCGAACCGTTCGCGCTATCGCCGGCCAGAGTGAGGTAAGCGCTGCTTTTCTTGCTCTCGTCCGGCTCGTCGTAATCCGTGTTCGCCACGGCATGCACTCTGGATGTGACGCCGCCGCTGCCGGTACCGCCTTTCTTGCGCGGCTTCGATCTGAGAGACATGAACGCGGCGGGATCGTTCTTGCTCACGTGTCCGCTCCACAAGTCCAGTCCGCCCATCGCACCGACCTGATTCGACTGGATGACAGAAGCAATGGCCGGATGCGAAAAGTAGGCGGTGGACCCGTTGTAAGCCGGAAATTCGATGCCATCACCGGTGAAAGTCTCAGATCCGCCGATGATGTAGGTCTGATAATCCGGACTGATACGCACCCTGTGCCCGCTCGTGCGGGTTTGGAACGTGCCGGTCAGCACATTGCTCTTCCCCTCGCCGTCCAGGTAGACGGTGCGGTTGTGATTGCTGTCCCACATCTGCAAGGCCGTGCTATTGAGCTTCATGCCGGTGTTCTTGGCCTCGGAGCTCTGGAAGACGGCGCCGGTGAACACGTAGCCTCGGAACTGGCCTGCCGCCACCTTGTCGGACGTGATAGTGCCAGCCGCGATCTTGACGGCCGTCACACTGTTTGCCGCCAGCTTGTCGGCTGTGATGGCACCAGTCACAATCTTGGACGCATTGACCGAATTCGCAGCCAGCTTGTCGGCGTTTACCGCGCCAGCAGCCAAAGCGGCAGTGGTCACGGCATTAGCCGCAATGTCGCCCGCTTGAATCTTGTGGACGTTGAGCAGCGCCACGGTCATATCCTCCGTGACCTTGAGCTTGCCAGTTGTCACGGAATTGGCGGCAATCTTGTCGGACGTGATGGACAGTGCGACGATATTTCGCGCCTGCACCGAGTTGGCGGCGAGTTTCGCGGCGGTCACCGCATCAGTCACCAGCTTTTCAGTCGTGACCGAATTGGCAGCCAGCTTGTCCACCGTGATGGCATTGGCCTTGACCTTCTCGGCGGTCACTGAGTCGGCGGCGAGATGCTTCGCGGCCACGGTTCCAGACGCGAGGATGTTGTTCGCCACGAGGTCAAAAGGCTCGAAGCGCGTACCATCCCACGTAAGGACTTCCACCACACGATCGGACAAGGGCACGAGCACGGAAGGGCTGGCGTTTGGCGCACCAGTCCAGTAGGTGTAGAAGTCGGCAAGCATGGACGGCGAATTATTCTTCTCGCCCTTCCAGCGAGTCCAATACTTCTGCGTCCTCCACCACATGTCCCCCGGCTTCAAGCCATCATGATTCGGCTCGTCGGGGCCACGGTAGATCAGATTCTTGCCATCCGCGGTGGTCTGCGCCTTTTTCGCGGCGGCCTGAGCCTGATTCGCCTGAGACGCGGCATTAGCGGCAGCAATATTGGCCTTGTCTGCCGTATCCTGCGCGGTCTTCGCAGCCGTATTGGCCTTGACGGCGGCGTTCGCGGCGTCGGTCGCGGCCTTATCGGTCACAGCCACCCAAGCACTACCATTCCACCTTTTCGGCGTGTTCGCACCATTCGTGGTGTCAATCCACAGTGTCGTGGACTTGCGCATCGACGTGGCCGGTGCCGTGCCCTGGATCAGCACGTCGGCCTTGCCGTTCG